ACCTAAAATTTCCCGGTCAAGTAACAGAAATAGTAAACGCTATACCAGATGTTACCAAGGGATTATTTAAAAGACCGGGTGCAAAACGAATAGGAACCAGTCCACTTACTAATGTACAAAGCGGTGGGTCTTGGTTTCATTACTTTCGTGACGAGACAGAAGGATCATATATAGGACAAGTTGCACCTGATGGTCAGGTCAGAGTATGGCGTTGTAGCGACGGTACACAAATGACTACAGCTTACGGCACAGGCGGACAGACTGCTATACAAAACTATCTAGCTACAAGCACACCAGAAAACCTACAGTTTTTAACTATCAATGATACTACATTTGTTAACAGTAGGGACTCTTCTAATTCTAATACTTTAGTTGGTGAAACAGGCTCATCAACAGCTACACCTGACCCGCACTTTGCGATGTTAGAATTATTACGAACAGAAAACGGAAGACAATATGGACTTGATATATTTAGTACAGCTGCTGTTACAAACCTCAGTCGTGCTACCCGTATTAAAATATCGGCTGACACACTTGATGAGTCTGATGGTACAGGAGACTGTCCCGGAATCGGTACACAAGTATTTGCAGTAAGTAGTGCTTCTAGTTATAGTGGTACAACTACAGTATCAGTTCGAGATATTAATGGTACAAATATTCCAGCAGGGGATAGAAAAAACTTAATATTTAGACTTAACATTTTAGGTCAGCAAGGTGTAAGTCCTAACTATCAGAACAACTCTGATAATGATGGCCCAGAGGGTCAAAACTACAGATGCAGTTATCAACGTGAAGTAGTCTTACTACATGGTGGTGAAGGATGGGCTGTAGGTGATGTTGCAACAGTAACTCTAGACTCCGCAAAAGGTGGGGCATCTGGTGGTGGTGATGCTACATATACTATACGTGTTGAAGAGGTCGAAACAACTCAGGTTAATGCTACAGTTAGTAGTAGTGGTGATGGCTTAATTAGACCAGAGCCTACACCGTTTGACGCACAAACAGCTGTAACAGCAGATACAATTCTTGGTGGGCTACGGTCAGAAATCAATGCTATATCAGGTATCAGTTGTAAAGTTATAGGTACAGGTATATACATATTTAGTAATAATGCCTTTACTGTTAACGTGGTAGAGAATGATTTGATGAGAGTCATGCAGAGCTCTGTTAATGATGTACAAAACTTACCTAACCAATGTAAACATGGTTACATAGTTAAAGTATCTAACGCCTTGAGATCAGAAGAAGATGACTACTATCTAAAGTTTGAAGGTCAAAATGATAAAGATGGTAACGGTTCTTGGACTGAATGTGCAAAGTCAGGTATTACTACAACCTTGACTAACATGCCATTAGTTATACAGCGTACAGGTACAACCACATTTACTGTAAAACAGTTTACATATGGCGTACGGGATGTTGGTGATACTTTTACTAATCCTATGCCGTCATTTGTAGGTAAACGCATCAACAAGGTGTTGTTCTTTCGTAACAGACTAGCATTTCTAGCAGGCGAGAATGTAGTAACATCACGACCGGGTACGTTAGGAGAGCCTAATTTTTTTATAGAAACAGCTCTAACAGTATCAGTAGCTGACCCTGTAGATATATCAGCTGCTTCTATGTTTCCATCTGACTTGTTTGATGGTATAGAAATCAACGCTGGTTTACTTGTATTTAGTACAAACCAGCAGTTCTTACTGGCATCAGATGATACAGTCTTTAACCCTGACACAGCTAAACTGAGAAGTATAGCTACGTTTAACTATAATGAAAACATGGCTCCTATATCTCTAGGAACTACAGTAGCTTATATAGATAACTCTGGTAAGTTTAGTAGATTCAACGAGATGGCTAACTCAGCACGAGAAGGAGAACCTAACATAATCGAGGTAAGTAAAGTTGTTCCTACGTTACTACCTAAGAACATAGACCTAATGACTAACTCTAGAGAAAACTCTATTGTGTTGATAGGTAAAACAGGAACAGATACTGTCTTTGGTTATAAGTATTTTCAGTCTGCTGACAAAAGAGTGCAAGCTGCATGGTTTAAATGGAAGTTAAATAATCCATTAACATATCATTTTATTATCAATGATGAGTATTTCTTTTTGGATAGTGACTATTATCTACAGAGTATCAAGCTAGTGCAGGCTGAAACAGACCCTTCTATAGTACAAGATAATGTCGACTTCTTACTTCATGTAGATAACCATACTACTATAAGTGGCGGCAGTTATAGTGCAGCTACCAAGTTAACTACATTTTCAAGTGTTAGTTGGTTAAGCTCAGTTACTACTCCTAACCATGATTTAGTTGTAATAGATACTAATACTAACTCAGCACGAGTTGGTCGATACGCTAAACCTACATTAACTACTTCTACTGCCTTTACATTACCGGGAGACTGGTCAGGTGTAACACTTACAATCGGTTATATCTACCCATACCAAGTTAAAATTCCTACTCTCTATCCTACTAAGATAGAAGGTCAACGATCTACAGCAGATGTAAACTCTTCTCTAGTATTACATAGAGTTAAGTTTCACTTTGGTAAGATAGGTCTATACGAAACCACACTTGAACGTGTAGGTAAAACAGATTATACAGAAGTATACGAGTCTACACAACTTGATGAGTATGATGTATCAGATGCACCATACTTAGAAGAGTTTATTAAGACAATACCTGTATATGAAAAAAATACTAATGTTGATATAACTCTTAAATCATCCCACCCTGCCCCAGCTACATTAAGATCATTGTCATGGGAAGGGGATTACTCACCCAAATATTATCGCCGTGTATAACGTAGAATTAACAGAAACAGAACTCAGGTATCTCTATTGGAGAATGAAGACCAACAGATGGTACGAAAGATATTTCCAGAAAGGAAACAAACAAGTACCATGGGAACCTTGGATGGCAGATACAATAGAAAAGTTAGAACCAATATATGAAAACCTTAAGTAAATACATTCACCCTATAACTTTGAAGGCTGCCCTAGAGGTGGCCTGTAATTTACGCTCAGAGGACTTCAGAGAGATCTCAGACGGGCATGGAATAGATCCACTAACGTATCTAGCAGCCATGTCCGCTGACCCCTCTACAGTCTATTTTACGTCGCCTAGCGGCAAGGCTGCTGGTATGGCAGGCGTAGGTAAAAAGGGCGATATTTGGATGCTCTGCACCAATGTAATCCATGAACAACCGACTTTATTCGCAAGACAGGCAAAACGGTTTGTCGATAGCCGAGAGGAACCTTTACTTTGGAATATAGTTGACAGTCGAAACGAAGCACATCTTAGATTGCTAAAGTTTCTTGGCTTTAAGTTTTTACGTAAGTTAAAACACGGGCCGAACAATGTAACATTTATAGAATTTTGCCGTGTGCGTAGATGCTAATGCTGGTGCTAGAAGAGCAGCCAGACAAAGAAACAGAGAGAAGCATGCTAACTTTGCTCAGAAGAAACTACAATTCTTTAACAAAGAGACAAGTCTAGCAAGAGCTCAAAACAGAAATGTAATAGGTTACAGTCGTGACCTCAGTGATGCTTACGTAAGAGCTATTTATACTCAAGGTAAGGGTCGCTTAAGAAACCAACAACTCGTTGCAGATTACTTTGGTAAAAAGAAAATTGACGAGGGTGGTAGAAGTAGAACATATGGTAGAAAACAATACCAAGGTCTACTCAGAAAACAATCAGAAATCGAAGGAGTCACACGTAACATGTTTGGTCGAAACATGGCGTATGCTCAAGAAGGTGCAAGACGTAAGTTCTTAGCAGCAAATGCCGCAGCTAGACAGAAGCTAGGTGTACCAGCTGCATTTGGAGCTCCAGTTATGTTACCTCCAACAGATAGACTAACAGGTGCACTAAGTATTGGAAGCCAGATAATGGGTATAGCTAGTGCTGGTTGGGGCCCTAATGGACTATTCACTTAATAATTATGACATCATCATTTCAGAACGTCGTTGGTACGCCACGAGATGCAGTTCCTGATATAAGTAAGACTAACTACTTAGA